CTATTAGGGCTGTTGGATCTCCTATACGCAATGGTGATGCTTCTCACACTGGTGTTATTCCTTTTTATAAACATTTCCAGTCGGCTGTTAAATCTTGTAGCCAAGGTGGTGTCCGTGGTGGAGCAGCGACTCTCTATTACCCCCTTTGGCATTACGAAGTGGAAGATATTCTTGTCCTAAAGAATAATAAGGGCACAGAAGACAATCGAATTCGTCATCTTGATTATGGCGTACAATTTAACAAGGTAATGTATGAAAGACTTTTATCTGGAGGTAATATCACCCTCTTCTCACCTAGTGATGTCCCGGACCTCTATGAAGCCTTTTATAAAAGCACTGAAGACTTTAAAGAACTCTATGAAAAGTACGAACGTAGTAAGGTTAGAAAGAAAACCATCCCTGCGATTGATCTCTTCTCAACCTTCGTTACCGAGCGAAAAGATACTGGACGAATCTATCTGATGAACGTTGACCATTGCAATGAGCATGGTTCGTTTACTCAAGCTGCTCCAATTAAGATGAGCAATCTTTGTTGTGAGATTACATTACCAACTACACCACTAAAGGATATTCATGATGAGTCAGGCGAAATCAGCCTTTGCACGCTTGCAGCAATCAATTGGGGAAAGATTAAGAAACCAACAGATTTCGAAAAGCCATGCACCCTTGCAGTACGCGCTTTGGATGCCTTATTGGATTATCAGGACTATCCTGTTCGAGCCGCTGCTATTGGTACTCGGAATCGCCGGCCTTTGGGTATTGGCATCATTAATTTTGCTTATTGGTTGGCTCGCAACGACACTAATTATTCTTATCCAAACCTTGATTTGGTCCACGAGTATGCTGAAGCATGGAGCTATTATCTTATTAAAGCCTCGGTCGACCTTGCCGAAGAAGTAGGTTCTTGCCCTCTTGACCATCAGACAAAGTATGCGTATGGTACTATGCCAATCGATACGTATAAGAAAGAAGTTGATGAACTTGTAGAGCCAAACTATAAGATGCCATGGAGCATACTTGCAAGTCGAGCATTGTCATCTGGTATTCGTAACTCGACTCTCATGGCTCTCATGCCAGCCGAGACCTCTGCTCAAATCAGTAACTCGACCAATGGCATCGAACCACCTCGTGCACTCATCTCGATTAAACAATCGAAAGATGGTGTACTCAAGCAAGTTGTTCCAGAGTTAAAAAGACTCAAGAATAAATATGAGTTACTATGGGATCAAAAGTCTCCAGAAGGTTATCTGAAGATTATGGCAGTCCTACAGAAATTTATCGATCAAGCAATCTCAGTCAATACTTCTTATAATCCTCGTCACTATGAGGACGAGAAGATTCCAATGTCTGAGATGATCAAACATATTTTGATGCACTACAAGTATGGTGGCAAAACACTGTACTACTTCAACACCTTTGACGGTGCTGGTGAAATTGATGAACTCAAACCACTTGCACAAGGGCAACTAGATGATGAGGATTGTGACTCTTGTAAAATCTAACAGGAGTATTACATGGCAAAAGCACCATCGGCAGCAGCCACACGACATGTTTCAATCGTAACAGGTACATCACAGGACACGCGTCGTCCTAAATTTTCGTCAATGAATAAACATAAGAAGAGAAATTTCAAAGCGTATCGTGGGCAAGGAAGATAATGCAATATATTAAAATAGATAATGACATGTGGGACGATCTTAGCAAAATTTGGTTTGTTCATAAGCATGAAACAAATCCAAACTCGACTGCTGTAAAACTCACGATTGAAGACACCAAAACAGGTGAAATTCAAACACGAACAGTTCCTCAAAACCAAATTGAGTGGCTCGAAGCGAAGGATTGGTAGTGCTATATACGGGATCAGGAAATCTTCCACATCATATCTATTGTTGGGTAGATTCTTCGTTTATTCGTAAAGATGTTAAACCAAATACGTACGAACCTTGTGTGTGGTTCGCACTTCATGCAAAAGCTGGACATTCTTGGGGATGTCATGTCATGCTCGAGTGTGGAGCAGTTTGGCGCGGAGTTCCTCCTCATGCTTTAGCTTTCTCGCCAAATCCAGAGAAAACTTGGCATCTTGAAGATACACAAATATGGGATTGCTACGGAGATCAGTTTTCTGTATTGATATATAGTTATCTACACAGCCAACAAGCAGAGATTCGAAGGAACGGCCTTTTTGGTCGTTACCTTTTTACAGTCGTTCCAATGAATGATGGATATTCACAACATCCATCTCAATCAAAAGAGTTTATGTTCATTGAATTAGATAATGGTCGATTGACTATTATGCCTACGAATGAACTTCGATTTCATGATAAGTCATACACCGAAGGCGATTGGCCGAAAGATATCAAACTAAATACCAGTACTTGGAGAGTTGAATGACCGTTTTTTCAAACGAAATGTTTGATGCTACAGAACAGACTTGTTTCTTTGGAAAACAAGTCAATATTGCCCGTTATGATAAGCAACGTTATAATATCTTCGAGAAGTTGACAGATAAACAACTCGGATTTTTTTGGCGTCCAGAAGAAGTCGATCTATCAAGAGACGGCAAAGACTTTAAAGGGTTAACCGACCATGAAAAGCACATCTTCACAAGCAATCTCAAAAGACAGATTCTTCTCGACTCTGTTCAAGGACGTGCGCCTGGCTTGGCGTTTCTACCGATTTGTTCGCTCCCCGAACTCGAAACCTGGATCCAAACATGGACATTTTCCGAAACGATTCATAGTCGATCCTACACTCATATCATTCGAAACGTTTATTCAGATCCGTCAAGGGTATTTGACGAGATGCTCGACATCCAAGAAATAGCCGATTGCGCTCATGACATCAGCAAATACTATGACGATCTGATTGCATTTAATAGTAATATGCGATATAATTATGATCACAAGAAAGCTCTCTGGCTTTGTCTGAATGCCGTGAATGCCCTCGAAGGAGTAAGGTTTTATGTCTCGTTTGCGTGTAGTTGGGCTTTCGCCGAAGTTAAGAAGATGGAGGGTAACGCAAAGATCATCAAGCTCATCGCGCGGGACGAGAACGTTCACCTTGCCTCGACACAACAGCTCCTCAAAATTCTACCGAAAGAGGATCCAGACTTTGCTCGCATACAAGAAGAGACACGCGATGAGTGTATCAGCATGTTTTCTCGTGTGGTCGACCAAGAGAAAAGTTGGGCATCTTACCTTTTCCAGAACGGTTCCATGATTGGTCTCAATGAAGAGCTTCTTTGTAACTATGTCGATCATATCGCGGCTAAACGAATGGGTGCTATCGGCCTGAATGGCAAACCTGGTGCGAATCCTTTGCCATGGACACAGAAGTGGATTTCAGGTTCTGATGTGCAGGTTGCACCGCAAGAAACAGAAATTACTAGCTATGTGATTGGCGGAGTCAAAAAAGATGTTGATGAAAACACATTCAAAGGATTTACACTATAATGGATTGGATTACTTGCCCTTCGTGTGACGAAGAATTTAAAATAATTACAGAGAACACTGCTCTTCCAGAATATTGCCCATATTGTTCTGCTGAACTCAATCTTGAAGATCCATTTGACGAAGAATATGAAGAATAAATAGATCTTTCTACTGATGGAATGTGATCTATGAATTGGTTATACGAAGATAAAGAATTTACTGATGTTGAAGATTATTATGGTTTCATATATGTTATTGAAAACTTAATCAACGGCAAGAAATATATCGGTCGTAAGTATCTAACAAAAGCCGGATACAAAACTGTCAAAGGCAAACGAAAGAAGATTCGCCTCGAGTCCGATTGGCGAGACTACTACGGCTCTTCAACTTCCTTGAAAGAAGACATTGATCTCTACGGAAAAGATAGCTTTCGTAGAACCATTTTAAGACTCTGTAAGGGTCGCGGAGAATGTAATTACTTTGAAACAAAATATATATTCGATACAGATGCCATTTTAGACCCTCAATATTATAATATTTGGGTATCTTGTAAGATTCAAGCAAGCCACGTAAAGGCTTTACTTTTCAACCCCGAACCGGAGAAACTATGAGGTGGGTAAGGTACTCGAACATAAGCATTTGATTGTAAGAGCAGAGCTCAAGAATCCGCCACAATGCACAGAGGCCATTGAAACGTGGATGAAAAAGCTTGTCAATCAAATTGACATGAAAATTTTAATGGGACCGTATGCAGTGTATTCTGATATGGTTGGCAATCGTGGTTTGACTGCAGTCACTATTATTGAAACGAGTCATATCGCTCTGCATGTTTGGGATGAGTGCGAACCTGCGCTCGCTCAACTCGATGTATACACGTGCAGCGCTTTGAATACTAATGATGTCTTCGAAGCCATGAAAGAATGGGATCCTACTCAAGTCGAATATAAGTATATCGACAGAGAACATGAACTGTGTACATTAATTGAGAAACGTGTTATATAATAGTATATGAACAATAAAAATGAGGTATTATAATGGGTAAAAAGAGAACACGTAAGACGGTCACTTCGAAAGGTCAACGTCGTAATATTGTTGCAGGTGTGAAAGAAGTTCGTCAAGCACGAAGTGAAGGCGAAGTTGCTTTTAATAAACTCGAAGCTTGGCGTAAAGGGCAGAATCCGTGGATTACTGTTCCTGGTCCAAGCACAAAGTGTCGCTTGATGAAAGTCAAAGCAAATGCCGTTTGGGGCAATCCAAAAAATCGTTCAACCGGTATTTACAGCAAAGTAACAAACGATGGTTAAGAATGTATTGATCTATACAAAAGAAAATTGCCCTTATTGTGTGCAAGCGAAAAACTTGTTTACAAATAAAGGGCAACAGTATATAGAGAAGAAGATAGGAAAAGATCTGACGCGAGAAGAGTTTCTCGAAAGCTTTCCGGACGTTAGAACGGTTCCTTTTATTATTATTGACACAGAAAAGGTAGGTGGTTATGACAAACTCATTGAATGGTACGACAGACCAGAACGAAACTTCTTGGCGGAATGAATACCTAAAAGGTATTCTTCAAACTGGAATTGCAAATGTCACCTTCGTAAAGAAGGATGGAACTCAACGAGTTCTTCGTTGCACTTTGTCTCCGACAGAACTTCCAGAACAGACTGATCTTGAAAAAGCTTTTAAACAACAAAAGACTCCAAATCCAGATGTACTCGCTGTATGGGATCTCGAAAATAAGGGATGGCGTTCATTTCGTTATGACTCGATTCTCGGCTTTAGTATAGTACACATCGAGTGATCTACATGGTCGATATTGATCAGACTATCTGTCTGACTCCTTTCGTAGATGGAAAGCATCGTTATGAGCTTTCCGTTCCATTCAGGCATCGTATTGAAGAGATAAATAAACTATACGATCAAGGCCATACTATTAAGTATTGGACTGCTCGTGGTTCAGGATCGGGCATCGACTGGACCGAACTCACTACACAACAACTAAATGACTGGGACTGCAAGTTCCACGAAGTTCGAGTCGGAAAGCCATCATACGATATATGGATCGATGATAAGGCTATCAGTGATAAGGATTTCTTTGCAATTGCAGACCGATCTATCTTTCCAGGATTTGAAGATGAATAATCAAGAACGAATTGAATTGAATGAACTGAATAAGGAATCGAATGGCGGAACAGAACTTACCACTCGAAATCTCTTCCATCGACTATCAAGTGATGAACTCGATGGTGTCCAAATTATCACTGCTCGCGTCCGCGACCTCGATCCTGACCGAATTAAGATCTATCATTTACATGATCTCGCCGGTGATCCGGAAGCTGCACATCTTCAAGATCCGACTAGTCGAGCTCGCTTTCAAAAGTTGGTCTTCAGCTCGAACTGGCAGTATCAACAGTATCGTGACTATCTTGGAATTCCATATAGCAATCATTCAACAGTTATCGAAACAGGCATCGAGCCTATTCCACTCGTTGACAAACCAAAGGACAAGATACGCCTCATTTATACATCCACCCCTCATCGTGGATTGGAGATTTTGGTTCCTGTCTTTTGTGCTCTTGCCGAAAAATACCCCAATATTGAGCTAGACGTGTTTTCTTCGTTCGGTATCTATGGTCCTGGATGGCAGGGACGCGACGAAGCGTACAAGCCTATCTTCGATCGGATGAAGGAGCACCCACAAATCAATTACCACGGTTGGGCAGATCAAGAGACAGTTCGTGCAGCCTATCAGCGTGCACACATCTTTGCGTATCCATGTATTTGGCCTGAAACATCGTGTCGTTCTTTGATTGAAGCGATGTCAGCTGGTTGTCTTGCGGTACATCCTAACTTCTCTGCTCTGGCTGACACGTCGGGTGGGTTGACTGTTCAGTATGATGGAGATCATGAAGATCAGAATCTTCATGCCAATATCTTCGCACATACTCTGATGTATGCCATTGAGAACGTACAGAATAACGACATTACTAACATGATGTCATTCGTCAAAGCATACGCAGATACTCGTTTCGGTTGGGATTCTGTCATTCCCAAGTGGAAGGGACTCATCGCTTCGTTAAAGGAACAACACCGTGATATTGGCCAAGGCACCACTCAGAGTTAGTTTTTTTGGTGGGGGTAGCGATATCCCCACGCACTTTGCAACATGGGGTGGAGCAACCATCTCGACAGCCATCGACAATTATGTTTATGTAGCTGTAATGCACACTCCTCACGACCACATTAAAGTGTCTTACTCGAAGCTTGAGTGCGTCACAGACGTCGAAGACATTCAGAACGAGATCGTTCGTAACGCGCTCAAGTTCTTCGGCATTAAATCCAACATCGAAATCACATCATTCGCAGACATTCCCACGATCGGTAACGGTCTTGGTGGATCGTCTGCCTTTACTTGTGCCTTGATCAAGGCTTTGTCTGCCTATCTTGGTTATGAATACGTCAATCCATATGGCCTTGCGAAAACTGCTTGTCATATCGAGATTGACTTATGTGGTTGGAAGATCGGTATGCAAGATCAGTTTGCATCTGCATTTGGTGGTATGAATTACATTGAGTATGCTAATGAACTTGGTAATGGTCGTGTAGATGTCAAGCGTCTTGATTCGAATAGTATCGAAAACTATATGATTTTGATTCCAACTAATATCGAACATCATGCAGCAAAGATTCTTGATAAGATCAACTTTGAAGCCAAGACATTCGTTATTCGCCAACTCGCAGATATGGCAAAGATGCAGAGTACACAACGCGTGAATATCAACGAATATGGTGGATTATTAAACTCTGCGTGGATGTTGAAGAAACAGATGACTGAAGGCATCTCTTCAGAAGAGATAGATAGTATGTATGATCGATGCCAATCTGCAGGAGCACTCGGATCTAAACTGCTTGGCGCAGGAGGTGGAGGATACATGTTGGCACTCACAGATTCAAAGAGCGCAATTCGCCAAGAATTCTCAGATAGAATATGCCTCGATGTAGGCATCTCACATGAAGGAGCAAAAGTTGTCTATAGAGACTGATATTATACTTGATCACCTCGGCTTGATTAATATCGGCTTTGCGAGCATTGATCATGAAGAATTTAAAAAAGCTGCCGAATTGATTTGGATGACGAGCATTTCCAATCATCGGAATAACATCTATACAATTGGTAACGGTGCTTCTGCTTCGATCGCTCAGCATTGGGCATGCGACTATACCAAAGGTTGCAAGCAAGGCGGATTACGACCACGGGTCATCTCGCTAGCCGCAAATATTCCACTCATGACTGCCATCTCCAATGATATCAGCTATGACGATGTCTATTCGTTTCAACTCGAAGCGCTTGGTCAAGAAGACGATGTACTCGTAGCCATCTCTTCGAGTGGTAATTCGCCGAACGTTGTCAAGGCAATTAAGACTGCTAAGTCTTTGAAAATAAAGACTATTGCTCTCACAGGATTTTCACCAGATAATAAATGTACTCAACTTGCAGATATTTCTTTGCACGTTGACATTCAAGAATACGAAGCAGCAGAAGACGTCCATCAGGCCATTATGCATATGATTGCTAAATATATTCGAAACAGAAATAAGGTAACTATATAATGTCACAGCAACCAGTATCAATTCATCAAATACAAGCTCAATTCGGCACAGACAGCGACAACTACGAAGTACTGACTGATGCAGCTATTCGATCAAAAGGCGTTGAAGGAGCAGCAGTTGAAGTCGGTGTTCGCCTCGGCGGAGGTTTAAAGTTTATCATCGACGGTCTTGTTGAGAGTGATCAAACTCCCGCAAAACCGGTCTTTGGTATCGATCCCTATGGTAACATCGAATACTATCGCGATGAGATCTTTAAGGAAGGTCGTTGCGACTATAACAATGAAATGCGCGACATCTGCATGATCAATATGTATCTGTACTGCCGTCAGAAAAACGTGAATTTCTACATGTTCAACCTCGAAGACACAGAGTTCTTCAATCGTTATGCAGACGGTGTTCCTATCTATGCAGAGAATAAGAGTATTCTCAATAAATACAGCGTAGTTCACTTCGATGGTCCTCATACGCTCGAAGCGCTTGATACCGAGATTGCGTTTTTCCTTGAACGATCAGATCCTGGAGCTGTCTTCGTCTTCGATGACGTAGAGATGTACGAACATGATGCGATCCACAATCAGTTGCTCGAGTATGGTATGGAAACGGCAATGGAAACTCCTCGTAAGTGGTCTTATGTGAAAAAGAAACATGTCGATAAAAAGTGGACACCGGTCGTTGGAACTCCTGGATGGGAACCAGATGCAACACAATATACTCCTAAAGCTGGGCCAATTTTTAATTATAAAATCGACCTATGAAAATAAACATGTACAAATTATCGAAACTGTAGTAGATTGAATAATGCAAGAAGAAACTATAGGAGATAAGCATGGTTATTAAGGTGAAAGCGAAACCAAAACAGATCTCTCGGTCGGCTATCAAGTCGATCGATGACAAAGCCTATGGATCCGAGCCTGTAGTAATCTCAGGATTTTCTAATGCCTTGAATTGGTATAATTACATGGCATCTGATGATCAGTCACGTGACTGGTTCTTCACTTATGCCAAGCGTAGCTATACAAAGAATGAGCTTGCTCTCTTGCGCAAGTTACCAAAGTGGAGGATTTCAAAAACTCTTGGCAATATCGCTCGTATTCTCTTGAATGGTAATGAACTTCCAAAAGAGAATATGGACTACTTCGATAATGGTGTAAAAGATTTGCTAAAGCTTGCAAGTCAGATTGTCGAAGAAGACGAAGAAGCTGTCGCTGTCAAGGCTGTCGTTGATATTCAAGCCCGCGTTCGCGATAAGGCGCAGATGATCATTACCAATATCGAAGAAGAACTCGACCTTGTGATGGAAGGCAAGGCATTCTCGATGTACACCTTTTGTCAAGCGAACGAACTGAATGCTCAGATCTTAAACATCATATCAGACTATTATCGTCCTCAGTATACTGAGATCATGTCGAATGACGAGCAAGTTCAAGAAGCATTTGGTAAGCGTCTAAAGTTTTGGATTAACTTTTGGCAGAGTTTCTTCTCTGACATCGAACGTTATGTGAATAACAAGAAGGTGACAAAAGTTCGTAAGCCCCGTGAGAAGAAAGCAAAGTCTGCAGTCGATCTGATCAAGAACCTTAAATACCAGAAGGAAGAGCCTTCACTTAAGATTGTCTCTGTTCATCCAGCCGAGATCGTAGGATGTACGCAGCTATGGACTTACAATACCAAGTACAAGAAACTGAGTCGCTATGACTCGGTCGGTCCAGCTGGAATCCAAGTGAAAGGCACTACCTTGATTGGTTATGATGTCGAAACCTCTATGAGCAAAGGCTTACGCAAACCAGAAGCTTCGATACAAGCACTACTTGACGCTGGTAAAGTTAGCTTACGCAAGTTGATGGACGAGATTAAAACAGTGGAGTCAAAGCCGAATGGCAGAATTAATCAAGACACTATTCTACTAAGGGTTATTAAATGACGGACAATGTAATCGTATTTCCAGGTTTAAAACGAGACGATGCGCCGCCTCAGAACTTGGACGAAATTCATGATAAGGTGACTCAGACTCGAAGAGATCATGTGACGGCTGTGATGAATGATATGATTCCTGATATAATTAATATGTTCGGAGCGTATGGTGTAGATATCAATGACGATAAATATGTAAAAGATGTTGCCTTAGTCATGGAAAGCATCAAAGCATTGTTACATCGGCAATATAATCTCGAGCATCCATTTCATAATATGTCTGACACCATATTTGAATTTAGATACAATGAAGACAATAGTATTGAATACACATATAATTTACCAGATGAAGAGTGAGAAATTGAAATGATTATTATGGACCTTTCACAGGTTATGATTTCCAATCTAATGATACAACTTGGAAACCACACGAATGCAGATATCGAAGAAGATCTTTTACGCCACATGGTTCTCAATTCAGTGAGAGCTTATAATGTCAAGTTTAAGAATGAGTTCGGCGAAATGATTATTGCATGCGATGCTGGTAATAACTGGCGCCGACAAATCTTTCCTTACTACAAGGCTAATCGCCGCAAGAATCGCGAAAAGTCTGAGATCAACTGGACTTCTGTATTCGAGTCTCTGAATAAAGTTCGCGATGAACTCAAAGATTACTTTCCTTATCGAGTACTTCGCGTCGACGGAGCCGAAGCTGATGATATCATCGGCACTCTTGCACAAACCTATGGCAATACCAACGAGAAGATCTTGATTCTTTCTGGTGACAAAGACTTTGTGCAGCTGCAAGCTTACATGAACGTACAGCAGTTTGATCCTGTACAGAAGAAGTGGCGCAAGACAAACGATGTCGATAAGTTCATGAAAGAACATATCATTCGCGGAGATGCTGGCGACGGTGTTCCTAACTTCTTGTCAGCTGATGACACGTTCGTTGTCGGTGCAAGACAGAAACCTATTAGTCAGAAAAAATTAGATCAATGGCTCGATGCAGATCCGAAGGAATTCTGTGACGAGAAGATGCTGCGCGGCTATCTGCGCAATCAACAGCTCGTTGATCTCAACTTCATTCCTCCTGATATTAAGAAGGAAGTGCTCGTACAGTACGAGCAACAAGCTGGTAAAGGAAGAGACAAACTCTTCAACTACTTTATCGAGCATCGTCTCAAACTCCTATTAGAAAGCGTCAACGAGTTTTAATATGCAAAGAACATTAGCAATCGCAGAGATCCTTGATTTAGTCAAGGAAGCAAAAGATGTATCAACAAAGGTTTCTATCTTACGCCAGTATGACAATGAAACGCTTCGGTATATCTTTGAATTGGCATTCCATCCGAACGTAGGATGGTGGCTACCAGAAGGAGCTCCTCCTTATAAGCCGAGTGAAGTACTCGACACTGAAGGAAGACTTTATAATGAGGCGCGTACACTGCCTCTTTATCTTGCCGGTAATCGACCAGATATTAAACAAGCTCATCGCGAAAACCTTTTTATCGGTCTTCTCGAATCTCTTCATCCAAAAGATGCCGAACTCTTAATCGCCGTCAAAGATAAGAAAGTCGAAGGACTGAACGTCGCAACAATCAACGAAGCTTTTCCAGGGTTAATTCCAAATGAGCAACACGGTTAAGCGCTTTCGAAAATATAATGAAGAATTTGACGATTCAAAAAACACCTCATACGATAATCGCCAGCGTCTTACTGAGAAGAGGCTTCGTGCTGCCCTTCGTTCTAAAACAAAAAGCACTCTCTTAGATATGATAGAAGATGAAGATTATTAATGCCTATCTATGAATTTAGACTCAAAGAAACCGGAGAAGTTTTCGAGGAATTCTTTAACTATCAACAAAAAAAAGATTTCCTCGATAACAATCCCGAGATCGAAGAGATTATAGGCGCACCTCATTTTATATCAGGAATAGCAGGTGTGACACATAAAACTGATTCGGGATTTAATGATCTACTCAATAGAATCGGTAATGCCAATCCACACTCTCCACTCGGTCAACAACACGGTGATAAAGATATTAAAAGTACGAAGATCAGAGACGCAGTCAGTAAAGCTCGCAATAAAAAATAAGGATAGCTAGTGGAATATAACACCCAGTCGCGCTTAACAAAAAGAGAAAAAAGAATCGCCAGACAAAATGGTGACACGCAAGAAGGACTGACATTTAAGACCCAAAACTTTAATTTAAAACACGTGAATCCACTCACAGAAAATCAGCGTATTGCGTTTGATGCCTTCGATGATGGAAAACACTTGATGTTACACGGTATGGCTGGTACCGGTAAAACCTTCATCGCTCTTTCGAAAACTATTGATGCACTCATGTCAAATACAGGTGTACAAAATAAGATTTACATTGTAAGATCGGTAGTACCAACACGAGATATGGGTTTTCTTCCTGGCAATCAGAAAGAAAAGATGAAAGTTTATGAGGCACCTTATTACGCCATCTGCACCGAACTGTTTGATCGGTCTGATGCGTATGAGATCCTCAAGCAGAAGAATGCGATTGAGTTTATCTCGACATCATTTATTCGCGGTATTACCATGAATAATTGTTATGTCATTGTGGACGAAGTGAATAACATGACTTTCCATGAACTGGATTCTGTGATCACTCGTATTGGTAAAGGTTGTAGAGTACTATTCTGTGGCGACTTCCGTCAGTCAGATCTTACGAAAGAACAAGAACGTAACGGACTGAAGGATTTTATGAAAATCGTCGGTAAGTTAAATGACTTTGTACATGTTGATTTTCTCGAACAAGATATTGTTCGTTCAAAACTAGTGAAGGAATATATAATTGC